CTGTAGAGGACGAAGTCCTCGCCGCGCGCGCCGGAGCCGCGCAGTACGGCTTCCTGCTCTGCATCGAATAGAGCGAGCCAGCGACCAACATCGGGGCGGCTCGCCAGTGATCGGCACTCGATGCGGTGGTAGCCGTTCTCCAGCAGAAATCGCATCATAAACCCACGCACATGCTTTGTCATCGCCAGCAGCGCCCTGCCCCAGTCGTCGGTGCCGAAGGCATAGGCCAGCCCCACGCCGCGCCACATCGGCACCATGCCCCAGCAACTGATCGGTGCCTTCTCGTTGCGCGAGATGAAGGCCATGACCGAGTGCGCCATCACCCGGTCGGCCAGATGCGGGCGCGGGTCGGGATACGCCGACATCGCGGTCAACTCGGCGAGGTCCAACGCTCTGAGGTGGCGCGCGATGTAGTTGACGGCATCGTGCGTAGCGATCTCGATGCGAACCGTCATGAGGCTTCGGCGAAGTCATAATGTACAACAAGGTTGGAGAGCGAGAGCGGCGCGGCCTGCGTCGAGCGCAGCCGCAGCGAGATGTGTGTCGAGCGGCCTTCCATCGCCTGCCGTCCCTGCATGAAGGTTGGGCCAACGATCTTGCCGACGAAGTCCTCGGCATCGTCGTCCTCGGGATTGTAGGCGGCGTAGACGTCCCACTGGCCGACCGCCGCCGCATCGATGCCGTGGTAGGTTTTTTGCGTGGCGATCTTGTCGCCGCCCAAGAACGGGAAAACCACCTCAGCCTCACAGGTATCGTAGACCACGCCGATGTCGGATGCGCCGCCGTAAGCGTAGATGTTGTTGGCGTCGTCGCGCACGATGATGTGCTGGCGATGCGTGCAGGCGGCGGTGATGGTGAACGGATTGCCATCCGCGTCGGTTGGAACGTACTCCGACCACGCCGTGATCTTGGGGCCGGGGAACGCTGACAGCACATAAATGCGGTCGGGCAGGATCACCCAGAAGCGCCCGGTCACCGGCTGCAGCACCGAGATCGCCTTGCTCATGAATGTTTCGCCAAGCGTGCGAAACAGTTCCTGCATCGCCGGGTCGAGCGGCGAGCCGACGTCCGATACCGACGCGGCAAGCGATGCGTTGCGCGCGCGCAGTGAGCGGATGCCATCAGGCGCGACATAGAGAACGTCGCCGGAGGCATAGGACAGCACCGAAGGCGGCGCGACCGTGCCCGCCTGCCGCAGCGTCTGATTGTACTGCGTCTTGAGCGGGTCGGGGTCGATGGTCCAAAGCTGGCACGCCGTTTTCGAGAAGATCGCCAGCTTGTCGTAGTAGACCTCCAGTGCCACGCAGTCGGTCATGTCGGAATCTTCCAGCGACAGATCGATTGCGCCGGAGCCGGTGCCGGTCCAGTCGGAAGGGTCGCCGACCGCCGAGAAGTACAGCACCGAGCCAGCGACCGAGAACACTTTGGTCTTGTAGGTGCGAACGTAATAGCCGTTGGCATCCGGCACCGTCGCGCCGTCGTAGAAGCGTTCCACCGTACCAGCGACATCGGTCTCGACGACGGAGAACACCTTGTTGTCGAACAGGTCGTAATCGATGATGCGGTTGATGATCGGCGTCTGCAGCAGCAACTGGCCGACCGACCACGGTCCTGCTGGCTCGACAACGCCCGGTCCGCCGGGAGCAAACACATAGAGATTGCCGTTGACCTCGACGAGGCCCTTGCTGGTGGTGTCGGCAGTGGCAAATTTTACAAACGCAAAGCGCTTCTCGATCTCGCCGCCGGGCGTGATGTGGCAGTTCCTCAGCACGCGCAACGTGCCGGGCGGTGCCGTCAGTGTCGAGCGCCGCAGATCAAGACCGGCAGCAAAGTCGGTGATGGTGAAGTACGGCATCGACCGGCCTCATGGGATGTAGTCGATGCCCGGCACATAGCCGCGATACGGACGCGCACCGAAGTGATCGATGCGGTGGTTGCCGCCCATGTTGTAGTTGGCGCGCTTGTCCGCGCCGGAGTTCGCCAGCAGCTTGCGCAGATAATTCTGCGCCTTGGTCAGCTTGAGTGATGCCGCCTCGACTTTCTGGGTGGCGAGAATTTCCGCCGCCGCGAACAGCACGATGGCCTTGCTGTCGAGGACGCACTTGTCGTCATCGGCAACCAGCGGATTGCACGGGGCCTGCCCCTCGAAGCGCAGCGTGTAGTTTGCGTTCGGCGTCGGCACCAGTTGCAGCTTGCCGATGGGGTCGGTCTTGCCGCTGGTGACGCTGACCTTGTTGCCCCAGCGCAGCGGCCCGCCTGCCTGCGCGGCTCCTGCCGGGATGTCGAAGGCGTGCAGGCCGTAGGCGAGAACCTTCCACGATGAGGTGCCGTCCGAAATGAAAATGCGGTTGATCTGGTCGAATGGCATCTCCTCGGGATAGTCGATGGTCGGCTGACCGGACGACAGCGGCTTGTCGATCCAGTAGCGCAGGTGCGGCCACTGGTAGGCGTCCCAGAGTTCTTTTTGCTGGCGGTCAAGCTGGTTGTCCTGCGTGGCCTGCGACTGCACGTTCTGCGCCGGGTTGAGCGACTGCCCGGTCTCGGCGCGCAGATCACGGCGCAGATTGAGCAGTGTCACCCCGACCGGCATCAGGCACCTTTGGCAGGCGGCTGGTGCTTGCCCGGCTTGAACACGGCGGGACCGGCAGGCGGGTCGACGCCTTTGGCATCCTCGTCGCCATCGTCATCATCATCCGGCTGCGGCGTCGGTTTCGGTTCACCGTTGTTGCTGTGCGGCTGTTCTTCCGGTTCGCCCGGCATCAGCGCCTCCATGCGCGGCGAGTAACCGGGAAAAACTTTTTCGGCGACATTGCCGTACTTGAGCAGCAGCCGCTCCTTCTCGGCGCGCGGCGTGGTGTCGGTGGTCGCGCACCGCTTGAGGTCGTAGACGTTTTCCTCGCCATGCAGCGCCATCAGCACCTGCGCTTCCGGCCACGAGATCGGGCTAATGTTGTCGAAAACAACAATCGTAAAATTCTGACCGGACAGATTCACCTTGCCGGTGCACCAGTGCATGTTCATCGCTTGCGTCCTTTCGGGTGGCTAACGCCGGGGCAGGAGCCACACCGGCCCCGGCGCTCCACTCAGGCAATATCGATCACGAGCGCGCTGTTGAGCCGCCGTGCGCAAAGTTGCCCGGTTGAGGTGATGCCTCGGTAGAGGACGTACTTGTCCGGTGGGCGCGCAGGTGAGTGTTGGTGACGCCACTCGTCCTGCATCGCGACCAGATAGATGTCGCGATTGTCCCACCAGTAGCAGCGCTTGCTCTTGCCAAGCTGATCGAGCGTCGGGTCGTATTCGAAGTCGGTGCCCATGTAGCTGATGGTGCCGACCGAGACGTCCTTGCCGCCCGAGAAGCCTGTCATCGAGTAAGAGCCGTTCGACCGCAGTTCGGTCTCCAGCGCCGCGAGGAAATCGCTGCCGGAGAGCGCCGTATTCGGTCGACCGCCGTACCGTGACAGTTGACGGTATTCAGACTGCAGCTTGGCGATCAGCACGCCGCCGCCGGTCGCGGATGATGCAACCGGTGCACCGCCCCACGCGGCAAGCGTCGAGTCGCCGCCGACTGCAGTCCCCATTGCCGTTGTGTAGGCGCGGTTGCGCCACCACGTTTTTGTCGCGCGATCAATGCCAGCGACCGTACCGGTCGTCGGATTGTCGGTGATCAGCGCCGCCATGCCCGCAAGTGCTTTCGGGTCGGTGGTGCCGTTGGTCCACAGCAGGTTGTTGAGCGACGCCGCGTAGCGCTCGCTCAAATCCTGCAGCGCGTCATCGAGCAGCCCGACCAGAACGGTGTCGTCACGGCCAGAATGCTCGCTGGTGCCTTCACCATTGGTGTCGGTGACGGTGATGCCATCGGTTTTCAGTTCCGAGTGCGTCAGCGTGATGCCGATATGGTGTTCTTTCCACGGGTAGCGTGCCTGCTTCAGGTTGGCGGGCGTGTAGTAGACCACGCTGTCGTCCAACTGATAGCCGACCAGCTTGTCACCCGTGCCCGGTGCAGCGGTGTTGCCGTAATCACCTTTGACGGAGATCACGATGTCGCCCTTGCCGCCGGGGAAGGTTTTCTTCTTGCTCTCCATCAGAGCAAGCAGAGGCTTCTCCTGAATGGCTTCTTGGAACGCTGTTCCTTTGTTGAGCCACCAGTCGAGAGCAGCCGTTGTGATGTGATCCAGCAACGGCTGGGTGTAGGTAGGCATTGCACTCGCCCTTTAATCAAACGTGCGAGCGCTCGACGGCCTGTGCGACTGCATCTTTCAGAGTCTTAGGCTCGGGCGCTGCGCCGTTGGTTCGGCCAGTGCTGCGCGGTTGCGCCGATGTCGGACGTCTCGGAGGCGTCCATGAGCGGTAGCGCTCGTTCACGCGCCGGTAAGATTCCTTGGCGATCTCGACGGCGTGTTCCGGTGACTGCGGTGCGCCTTTCTCGCGCACCACAGCCCACATCGTGTCCTGCACAGCGGCTCTCTTCGCTGCGTAGTCTGGGTCAGCAGCCATCGTTGTCTGCTCCCACTTGTTGACCTCATCGCGCACCGCGTTGGCGAGATTGTTCGTAGCCATCGCAGACGCCTGATTGTCGTGTAGCTGCGCCTGTCGGACGCGCTGGCTTTCGCTCAACGCCCGGTCCATGCGCTCGCGTGCGAACAATCGAGCGGCCTGTGTCGTCATCTGCCCCTGCTGCACGGCCTGCTGCAGATCATTGGGCAGAGCGATGCCGAGATACTCCTCGGCCAGTTGCATGTACGGACGCACACCTTCGTAGAACGTCTTGAAGTCGCCGCGCCGCATCGCCGCCGCGAGTTCGAGCGTCAGCAGGAAATCATCGCGAGCGATGTCGTTGTCGCGAAGATACTTGGTGACACTCTCAGCCGCCTTGGCCTGCGGTTCGAGACCTTTCATACGCTCGACGTCGGCCCGTAATGCACGACGTTGCTCGATGAGTTTATCAACGCGCCGTTTGGCGCTTGGGTGGTAGCTGGCAAGTTCTTCCGGCGTCACCTCGTCAGGCAGATCGTCATCAGTTGCTGGCTTGGCGGCGTCGGGAGATGGCGCTGCAGACTCTGCAGCGGGCGCGAGCGGAACGCCTCCCGCATCCTTCTGCGCTGGCTGTGAGGGTCGCGGCTCTTTGACCGCCTTCTGCACAGCCTGCAGGAGGGTTTCGCGGGTTTCGCCCTTGTCGGATTGTTCTGCGCTTGGCGACGGCGCAGGAGAAGTTTCGCCAGTAGACGCGGGTGAAGGTGCTGCTGCGTCAGGTGTTGGCGCAGGCGGCGGTGTCGTCGTTACGTCGGCGACGGGCGCTGAGTCCTCGGCCATCTGGCCAGACCTCAATGCCCATGAACCTTACCCTGCGGGCGGGACAATACGCCGAAATTTTTTTATTGCAAAGTCTGGATGCCGGGCATCGCGCCTGCGGCTCCCGGCGGTGCTGCGCCGTTGAGTTGGCCTGCGGCATCTGGCGCGCCGCCCGGCGGCTGCTCGGACGGTGCCGCGCTGTTGTCGGCACCCTGCGGACCTTGCGCCGCGCCTGCTGGCGCACCTGTGCCGGGTGCCTGACCTCGGATCATGCCGTTCATTGCGACAATCGACGGCAGCGACGACTTGAAGGCCTGCGTGAGATCGAGGCGGTCGTCCATGCGGCGCAGCAGGTCTTTCGCCAAGAACTCTGGATCGATGCCGGGCAACTGGATGAGCAGCGGGTAGATGCGCTGCGCGGTCGCCACTTCCTGCGCCGCGTTCGGTCGGCCCATCGAGCCTGCCTCGATCTCCAGCAGCACTTCCTGCGCGATGTCTTGCCGCGAAAATTCCGGCCACACCGCCCCGGCACCGACGACCTTCTTCACGGTGTCGGACGAGACCTCGGCCAGCAGAATCTGCCCGCCGTTGCGCGCAAGCTGCGTCAGCATGTCGTTGAGGTCGTCGATGTTCGAACCCATCGAGGTCATGCGCGAGCCTTCGGCGATCTGCGCCTGCGTGGCGGTTGCGTCCGACGTACCGCCAAGGTTGGCTTCCTGAATGCCAGTGGTGCGCAGAATGTCCTCGTAGACTGGGTTGACCTCGTACAGGTTGGGGTCGATGCCCGGCCCCGAATAGGCCTGCAGCAGGTTCTTGATGTCTTGGTTCGGCTGCAGCGCGTTGAGTTCGACGATGGCGTTGGCCTCGCGCTCGGACAGCTTGTCGAGATCGTCCTCCTCCATCGCGCCAGCGACCACGGCGGTGAACGGGCGCGCAGCGATGCGCTGCTCCTTCAGGCCTTCGCGGCAGCGATTGTATTCGCGCTGCATGTCCATCATCAACCGCACGTCGGACGGCGGGAAAATCTCCTTCTCGTGGACGCATTCGTTGAACACCAGCCCGTACCACGGCCAGAAGCGCTCGTTGTAAATCTCGGGGCTGGCAGGCTCATTGAGAAAGTCCTCGTAGCCATCGCAGACGTTGTACACGAGGCCATCCTTGCGGCAGTAAATCTGCCAAACGCAGCAGAAGTCGCAGTCCTTGTCGTCGTTGGCCCTGCCGGTCCACATCGCCTCGGTCAGCGTCCACGGGTCGGCACCGCGCATGTCGTCACGATGGTAGGCGGTGAACGACTTGCCGACGTCGACGCCCCAGATTTCCTGCACCTCGTGCGGCGTCAGCAGAAACTGTTCGGCCACCCAGTCGGCCCCGATGAAGTGCCGCAACTCTTGCGTCTTGGGGTCTGGGATGATGTTGGTCGGCAGCGGGTAATCGAACGTCAGGCCTTCGCGCGCGATGAACTCGACCTGCTGCTTCATGTCCTCGATCAGCAGCCGCAATTGCTCGGCTTCCTTGGCGTTCTCGTCGAACATCTCGTCGGCCATGTCGGCGGACAGGCGTTCGAGTGTGCCGAGCCGCTCGGAGGCCTCAGCGATGCCCTTCTCCAGATCGGGCTTGCGCTCCATCACGCGCTCAAAGCCGAGTTTCACATAGCCGACACCGCAGGTGACGGTGCGGCGCACGACCAGCTTCATCATCGACTTGAACGGATGAATCTGCTCCTGCACGTTGTAGCCGTAGAGCAGTTCGAGCGTGCGCCCCAGCTTGTCGAGCATCTCGTGCATCGACTTCACGCGCACCGCGTCCTGCATGATCTGCAGGCCCTGCGACAACGCGCCCTGCATCATCGGATTGGCCGCGATGGTGGCCATCGGGTCGCCCGGCACCGGGCCGGGGTTCATCGGTGACGCGCCGGGCTGCATCGCGCCCTGCAGCGGCAACTGACCTTGCGCCGCCTGATTGGCCATCATGCCTGCCGACGCGATCAGTTGCTGCAACTGGGTCTGCGTCTCGTTCCATGCGGTGGCGTCAAGGCGCTCGCGGCGGCGCGCGATGGCTTTCGGATTCTTCGCGTACAGGAATGCCGTTTTCTGCGCGACCAGCCGCAGCGTTAGGTTGGCGACGTAGCGCTTGTCCTTGTCGTTCTTCGACCACTGCTTGCCGAAGCAGAAGTCCTCGTCGTCGGCCATGCGGTCGAAGGCACTCTTCCAGTGCTTCTTCGCCTGCTTGACGCGGCTGCTCCACGACTTGACCAGCGCAGCGCGCCGCTCCGGCGGCTCGGGCGGATCGCGCGGCACGGTGTCGCCAGCAGGCTTGCCGCCGCTCTCGGCGGCGATCACCTGCGCCAGCGAGCCGTCGTTGGCGAGCGGTGGTTCGTCCGGTGGAATCGTCGGGCCAGTGGGTCCTATAGCCATCCCGCAAGACTCCTTCTTGCGCGCTCGTTCCGCTCGCGGCGATCAGTCTGCGCCCACAGGGCGCGGAACGTGCCGTCTTGAACGGTCGGCTCGGATGGCTTCTGGCGCTGGCGTGGTCGCATCTTTGCCAGCCCCAGACCGATGAGCGACAGAGTATCTACAAAATCATCCTTCGCGCCATTGGGAAATTTCAGAATCTGGTCCTGCGCCTCCGACCACCAGCGGCACCAGACCGGAAAGTGAACCATCCGCATCGCGCTGCGCGCCTGCATCGGCTGCGCGCGCTGCTGCTTGTCGTGCGCGGGCACAATCGGATCAATCGCGCAGAACACGCGCTTCTCCAGCATGCGCTTGCGCAGGAAAGGCCCGATGGATTTCTGAATCTGTCCGTTCTCGGCCCACCAGAATGCCGGGCGGTATTTCTCCATCATCAGGCACATCGCCTCGACCGCTTGGTTGCTGTCGAGCCGCGTCCAGATCACGTCGGGCATGATCCAGAGGTGATCACTCTTGTCGACGCCGACCGTGATCAGGCAGGTCTTGTCGCCCTTCTGGTCGAGCGTCACCGCGTGATCGGAGGCCGAGTAGAAGCGCATCTCCTCGGACGGCGGCAGATCGCGCATCGAGTGATACGCCACCAGATCGGCCAGCTTGAAGAACGCGCCCTCCTTCGGCGCGGGCCTGCCCTGATAGAGCGCCATGAACCCACGCGGGTCGGAGGCGCGGATTTCTTCGAGATACTCGCGGTCGAAGCGCTCTGGCCACAGCGGCTCATCCTTCTCGCGCCCGAGAATGTCATCGTCCTCGGCGAGCGCGGGCAGCGAAATTTTGTGCCAGAGCCGCGCCTCCTCGGCGGTGTAGTACGGGTTGAGCGGATCGATCAGGCGACCGACGAGATCGTCCTCCGACCAGCGCGTCTGGATGATGACGATGGTGCCGGTCTTGTTCATCAACCGCGTGCGCAGCACCTGATTGTACCAATTCCACATGCCGTCGCGGATCAGCGTGCTGTCGGCCTCCTTGCGGTCCTTGATCGGGTCGTCGAGCAGGATTGTGTGTGCGCCGCGACCAGTGACCGCCGAGCCGCGACCAACCGTAAAGATCACACCGCCCGCCGTCGTCTCGACACGGTTCACTGCGGCCGATTTTTTCTTGATGCGCAGAGCGGGAAACACCTGCCGGTACTGCGGCGTCACGATCACGTCACGCACGCCGCGACCCAAGTCCTCGGCGAACGTCTCGTTGTAGGTCGCGACGATGATGCTTTTCTCAGGGTGTCTCCCGATGTACCAAGCTGGGTACATCTTTGACGCCAGCGTCGTCTTGCCGAAGCGCGGCCCGATGTCGATCATCAGTCGGCGGAATTTTGCCGCTTCGATCTCTTCAAGACCTGCGCCGATGATGCGGTGAAATTTTTGCGGCGAATAGAGCGAGCAGTCAGGGTCATCCGGCCTATCGGGGTCGGGCATCATCAGACAGGTGAAGTCGATCAGGTTGTCGCGTGCGCGCAAGATGGCGCGCTTGCGCTTCAGTAGCAGCAGTCGTCTGTCAGTCACTAGCCTCGCGGGTTTTTAGGCCTGCCCACCGGGTTTGGATGTTTCGTGATGTGCTGCGGCACATCGGGCATGCGCCCGATTTTCCGCTGCACGTTCTGTTCCGGTGGCTTCGGAAATGGCGTTTGCACGTCGCCCGGCTCAGGCGACGAGTGATGCGGTCTGCGCGAATAGGCCTGCGATTGTGGGGGATATTTAGGTGCCATT